GAACCTTGTACGAAGGAAGGTGTCCGAAGATCACGCTCTTCGCAGAAAGAGCCGTAGCGGCCATTGCGGGGTTTTCGAAGATGGGGAAACCAGCAAACGAGTCTGGCTGTCCGACACCAACCTGGTACAGGTACTGGCCCGAGTTGTCCTTGAGCTTGCGCATTGCACCAAGTGAAGAGGTGGTAGCCATGAAGCCCACACCCGGCAGACGACGCGCAGCGCCATCCAGCGAGTAAATAAGGTCAATCAGGTTGTCAGCGGTGAACGCACCAGAAACGGCGGTTCCACCAGTGATACCAGAACCAGAAGCAGTGACAATACCGCGAGGCTTGTCGCTTCCATCTCCGGTGGTCAGAACGCCGTTGACAGTGAAGCCAATAGCGTTACCGGCCTGCTCAGCGAGAAGGCTTTCCAAATTAAATCCGGCATCCGCGATCAGTTCATTACTGACACCAATGAGGAAACTATATTTGTAAGCTCCCAGCGTGATGCTAGAGAACGTGGGGTCAGACTCACTAATAGCCGAACCTTCAGTCGTCAGCGCAGCAGTGCTGTAGGCAGTCATGGTCGGAACGGTGATGTTTTCACCCGAAGTGGTGTTGAAAATCTCGGAAGTGTCCAGCATAGGACCAACGAGACGAGCAACCTGGAACACCTGGTCGTAGAACGAGACAGGGACCGTGTTGCTGGATGTTACGAGTGCGCGCTGCTCGAACGTGTGTTCACGGATTTCACCGCGACCAATCGCACGAAGAACGTCAACCTCGGTACGAGCTTCTCCCGAAGGAACGAAGCCACGAGCGGCCTCGGCTGCTTCAGCCTTGCGCTCTTCCTGACGCTTGAAAACTGCGATAGCCTCGTCGGCGGCACGGATGTCAGTTTCAAGAGCGTCGATTTTGGTTTTTGCGTCTGCGTCAAGACCGCCGCGCTCCTCAGCAACATCCAGAGTAGTCTGAATGTCTTTAATGAGAGATGCGCGAAGTTCCGACTGAGACTTAATATACTCAGACATGATTCTCCTATTTATGTGATTACAATTACAGTCGCGCTAACGCAGACCCATACCCGGTGGTGCTAACACTCAACCGTAGCTTTAATTTTACCGCAGTATCCACACTGAAGTAACAAAAGACCCTCCCGGAAAGGGGAACGGGAGGGGAAACCCGCTATCGCTTCTCTGCGACACCAAGAATGCGGGTTTCTTTGACCGGTTCCACAACCTCGCGCTCAACTTCAGGCGCTTCAGCAGGGGCATCTATGTTCACGATCGCCTGAGCCCACGCGTCAGCGTATTGCTTTACAACACCTGACTCGGGGTTGCCGGCCACATCGAGAATAACCTTTTTGATTTCATCCTTGGTTGCCATAATTAAATCCTTTTCAGTAGTTGCTCAAGCTTCTTTTTCTTCAGCTCCAACATGTCCGCATCAAGCTCTTCGCTTTCAACAGTCTCAGCAGGTTCCTCAGACTTGGGACCAAGTTCACTAATAACCTTGGCCAAAAGCTCGGTTTGCTCTTCAGTCAAGTCGCTGTCGGATTCGATAGCAACAATCGCGTCTGCAAGCGCGTCAGCGTTAACCGAAGCGCGGCGAGCAACCTTGTCAAGTCCTCGCACAGAAGTCGAACCAGAGGTTTGCGAATACGCAGGAAATGGCACAACCGATGTTTCGATAAGCCTGACCGAACGCAAAACACGCTCGTTGTCGGAGACCCACTCGTCGCCGCCCTTGGGCACGGAGAAACCGAAGCTCATTGCGTCAACATCGCCACGCTTAATGAGGTAGGCGGCGTCACGGCCGGCCTGAGTGTCGGGCAGATCGGCACTAACGCGCAAACCATAGTTGTCTTCCTCAAGACGCAAAGTTCCCGCACGGCGAGAACCGAGAACCACACCAGTATCGTGGTTCCACAGCAACTTGATGTCATTACGGGAATCCAAAGAGCGCTTGAAAGCCCCGGGGGCAATACGCTCAATGAAGGGCAGGGGTTCGCTTGGCGCGTTGAATACTGCAGCATAACCAGTGAAGGTCATCCCGCCACCATCGAGTTCTCGCACCTCAAAACGGGCGCTGTTAGTTCTGGTTTCTATCTTTGCCATCTCTTTAGCCTCCACGCTCACGCGTTGACGATTTTCTTCTTCTAGTCTACCTACAACACCTTCGGCGTACTCTAACGCCCTGCGGGCGGCACGCTTAGATGGCCCCGAACCCCACAGCAGGTGCGCAACAACACCGGCAGAAGGGTAATCTTCGCTGTTAGGGTTAGCCGCTGGAGCATCAAGATCAACCAGGTGCCTAGCAATCCACGCTGCTATGCGAACCCACTTGTCGGCGGTCACATTGCCCTCGGCCATTGCCCTAGCTTCACGAACTGTGCGCTCAACAAGACCGTCGCCAGCCAAACCCTCTTCGTAATACTTCAAACCCTGACGCGCGGCAGCCCGCATGTAAGCAGGAGCCTCCAGGTTGACTTGTCGGTTTTCTCCAACCAAATCATCCTCGTCGTCACTGTCATCTTCATCATCTGGTGAATCATCCAGTAAATCTTCTTCATAATCAAACTCGGCCATCTCATCGTCAACCAAAGCGCTAATACCACTGAGCTGTGAAAACAAAAGGCCCAAGAACGTTGAAGCCTCAACCCATTCGCCATCAACCTGCTCATACATTTGCACCAAAGCGGCGGGGTCAAAAAACGTGCCAGCAATTTGCACACCCGAACCGGGAATGTCAATAGTGCCCGAGGTCACAACTTCGCGGATGCGGCCCTGATAAGTTTCGCCGTGGTCTTTCCAAGAAACAAAGTTACCGGGCTTCAAAGTGCCAGGCATGGCACGTTCACCCTCAAACGTTGAGTCCTCAGCCTGCGCAATAGCAAGCGCCTGATCGATTGCGTCTTGTTTTGTGGCGTGACAACCCATAACCTCGCCATCCTCCTTAATCGTTGCCCAACCAGAGCAACCCTCAGCAGAATCAGAAATGTAGTAAGGCATTAGTCCTGCGTCACCGCCAAAACCCCCAACTTCAACCCCGAAGGGTCTGAAAGAGCATAGAGATCATCGCCGGGGCCAAGAGTAATAGTGATGCTCTCGCCCGGATCGATATGGATACTGTTGTTTACTGTAATGCCTGGCCCACCGAGGTGAATATAGTGGTTTGAGCTTTTAGTGGCATTGTGCAAATGCACTTCCTGGCCCATCGTCCTCGGTGGAACAACCAGGGTTGCCGCTGTCCCCAACGTAACCAAATTGCTATACAAAGGCATTATTCGACCACATACTCCGAGTTAGGATCAGTCGGATCAATCTGCGAGGTCGGTTGCAACTGAACCGAAGGCAAACCGGTGTGTTCAATCGCAGGCAGACCCAAAGCAGCCAAAGTGCCGGCAGGATCAAAACCAACCTGGATAAGACGCTGAGCCATGTCAACCTTCTCGGTTTCTTCCTTCAAGTTAGCCGCAGCAACGTTCACGTTAGCCAAAGGCACCCGAACAGTGTTCGCTGACGGGTCATCAATGTCCTGCAAGTCCTCAAGACGGCGAACATCGTTGATAGTCAGGAAACCGGAAAGCAAACCAGTGCTGTAAGCGCTCATACGCGAGTTAATGTCGGCGCGAAGCAAACCGTCAAGATTGAACTTGATAAACGCTGTCTCGCCGCCGGGGTAGCGCGACATGAGAGGCGAGAACGCCGACTCAAGCTTTTGTACGATAGGACGCAGGCAGTGGATAACCCACGCCAGGTTGTTTTGTTCAACCGAAGCATAAGAGTTAGTGCCAGGAAGGCCAAGAAGGTGAGGTGGAACGTTGAACGCGCGAGCCACATCCTCAACAGCCATACGGCGGGAATCAATGAACTGTGCCTGATCGTTAGTTACGCTCGTGGTCTTGTACGTTGCCCCACCAGACAGAATGCCGGTGCGGTGCGAACGCTTCCAACCCTTGTGGCGAGAATCAAAGTTCTCCTGCAACATCTTGGCTTGTTCGCCAGTGAGCTTGTTCGGGTATTCGATAATGCCCTGAGTGGTTGCACCAGAGCCGAAGAAACGCGCCGCGTAGGAGCGAAGCGCAATGGCAAGGCCAAAGTCTTCCTTAAGTGCTTCGACGCGTGATACGCCACGGATTGCTCCCGGACGAACGACATCGGGAACGTGGATGACGTTCTCGGATGAAAGCATCCGGCTCTCACCCTTGACTTCGTACATGACGCGTCCAACGCCGTTACGGCGAATCTCCACATCAATAGGGTTCAGAACGACAAGGTTATTGATTTCGCCACGCCTGTTTGAGTAGACGCGAATGAAAGCGTTACCGTCAAGAAGCATGGAAACGATAACAGCGCCATAGAAGGCTTCCTTGGTCGTGTCAACGTCCGGTTTCGTAACCCAAGCGGGGCGAGGACGGAAAGGGCGGCGCAAGCCATCAAGGCGAATATAAGAATCTACGGGCAGTGTTGAAATAGTGTCGCTGATAAGACTGACAGCGGAGAAGATTGCGTTTACCGTGAAGACGGTTTCTTGGTTGACGACAGTGGCGGACTGGCTTTCAAGTTCCAGGAAGTCACCTGAACCCCAAACCGTTTGAAACGAGATGGCACGCTCCTCGCCATCGTAAAAAAGATTATTCAGCATTACTTACGCTCCAGACTCAAACCGAACACAATCGCAAAAGCGCCAAGAATAATCAACCCCAATGGTGGGTAGATCAGGGCTGCGCCAACGCTAATTGCGACAGCGCCCCCTATTTGCAAGATATTTACCAACATAATGTCCTTAGAAGAAAAACTCCGGCACTCCCTCTTCTATTCTACTTGCTGTCGCTCTGTCATAGGCGATAATGAACGCAATCGCGGCGTCAATCTTCTTTCGAGACGTTGCCGACTCTTTAGTGACACGTTGCCCACGGTGGTCAATCTTAATGACACAGTTGTCGATATGCCGAGATAACACAGGGTTGCCATCGTGCAATAAACGCTCTTCCGTGACCGCTTCAAACACTTTCTGAGTAGCCGGAATCATCAAATTGAGCAGATTGGTCTTGTATTCGACGATTGGATAGTCCAATTCGTCCAAGTCCTGCATCATTTGAGCCCAACGGTACGGGTCACACGCTATCTCACGGCACTGAGGGTTGTTTTGGACGTATTCGATGATTGTTTGCTTGACTTCTTCGATTGGAACACGCCAAGTGTCGTCATCACGCTCAAAGTCCTTCTCCCACACCTTCACAAGCTTCACTTTGGGTAGTTCATCGCCCTTTGGCACTGTTACGGCACAAATGGCGGTTGAGTCGTTCGCATACGAACCATCAAAGCCCAAAACGTAGTCCTCATCCGGCCCAATCTCCACATCACCCGCCAGCTTTGTCCAAGCACCCGTTGGAAGCCATGCTTGCTGCGCCGAAACCCACTGATTGCATCGCTTTGTACGAAACTCGGCTTCAGGTGTACGTTTCACCGCTGATTCGAAGTCAGACTTCGCCACAATGTCATCAAAGCCAGGATTAGCGTCACGCCACGTCTGCTCTGCCTTATGATCCGACTCCATATCCGCTTCATACCAGCACATGTAGAAAGTCGGGTCTTCTTCCTCGCCCGAGATGATTTTCTTGCCGTACTGATATAGCGTATAAGCTATAGTGTCGCGTCCAGTCTGCGACTCTGTTTTGACGCCAGCGGTTGTAATCGCAATCATCGTGGCCTGCTTACCACGCGCACCCTGAGCCAAAGACATAACATCGAAGAGCTTTCGATTGGGTTGGGCGTGAAGCTCATCGAACAGAACGAGCGTGGGCGACAAGCCTTCGTGCCTGGGGGCGTCGGCCGACAACACCCGATACACGTTGCCCGTTGCCGGAACATACAAGTGATCTCGGAAAATCTTTACATGCTCTATAAGCTCCGAGTTGCGAATCAGTTTCTTCGTATCCTCAAACACAATCTTCGCCTGGTTGCGGTCAGCGGCAACCGAATAGATTTCCGCACCCTGCGTCTTAAAGTCCACCAAGGCGAAAGCAGCAATCAGTGAACCAATGCTCGACTTACCGTTCTTTCTCGGAACTCCGACCAGAGAAACGCGATGCCTGAGCAGACCGTCCTCATCGCGTGCAAACAAGTCGCCGAGCAAACGCTTCTGCCAATCACGCAACACCATCTTGCTACCGGCACGCCCGGCAACAGAGTCTTTAGTGATCGTGGCGAACGCGTCAGCAAACCGCACAATGAAATCACCGTCACCGCGTTCTACAGATTCAGGCGGAACAGGCGTCAACCAGCGTGGCTCAGTCACGCGCCCTCTCAGCCATCAAAGTCTCAAACGCCGACTTCGCCTTAATCTCCGCAAGACCCAAACGCGACCTAGCCTCAACCGTAAACCCAAGCTGACCAAGGCCAGACATAATCGCCTTCTCAAGTTCAAGCAACTGACGCAACAAATGAAAGTCATCAGGAGCCGCATCAACCTGACGCTCCAACATCACCTGCCGGTCAAGCTGCTTACACACAATCATCAACGCCTCAGTATCCGACTGCCTGCTAACCCAAGTCTTACCCTGCGAAAACACCCGATCCCACAAAGCCAGGCCGGCGTCACCTAAATCCCGATGTGGGGGCACATAACCGCCCTCAAGCTCAAAAGTGTCATTCAAAGATGGCAACGAACGCTTACCCGGATTGCCAGTCAAACGTTTCATCTCAAGCGGTTTCGCTGGATTAGGCATTTTTCTACCCTAGCACTTTTTGTTTGAACTGCGGAAAACTACAAGCAGTCGGGGCCGGGGTGTCGATGCTTGTCACGCTTAGGTTGTGGGTACCCCCCCGTTTGTCCCCCGTGTACCCGGTGGCGGGGGGTGTGTTTCTGTGGCGCTGTTGTTCGGCGCTGTGCGCTTGTCTGAGCGCGTTATTTTGGGGGCCGGTGTGTACCGCGGGGCTAAATTGTGGGGCCGTTAGGGGGGCGTGTAGCGGGGCGGGCTTGATCGCGGTGTGGCCGGGGGCTAGTTGTCTAATCAGATAGACACGGGGCGCGCGGTGCTACGGGGGCGGGTGTGTTTCTTCCGGGCAACACTAAACCCCCGGGCCGGGTGTGGCGCGCGGGGGCTTAGGTGTGTTAGTTGTGTTTAGTTATTGGTTGCGCTTGTATCGCGGTTGACTCTCCCGCCTATAGCCCCATAGGGCCACGGCCCACGCTATAGCGGCTAGGGGTACTAGGTAGGCGGTGGGCGGTTCTAATGTTGCTGCCACCGCGCTAGCCGTGATCAACGCGGTAACGGTAACGGCATAGGCGCTAGGTGTACGCGTTAGTCCTAGTGTTATTGGTATTGTCAAGCGCCGGCGCGTAGCCGGCCCACGGTAGGCAACCGGGGTATCTTCCCACTTGCCTAGGTGTCCCCAATAGTCATTACTACAGGGCAGGCAGAAGCCTAGTTCTTCGGCGTGTATATCGGCGGGCACCGGGGCCAGACACTCCACACAGGGCTTGGTTTCTGTGTTGCTCATTAGTTAGTTGCTCACTCTCTTGGTTATGGTGTGCCACCCGATAACGGCGCTAACGGGTAGGCGGTACTTGTCTAGGGCTTGATCAATAGCGCGGCCGGGTGTAGTCGCGTAAGTGTCCACCGATAGGGCGGCGGCGTTATCGCCGTGTGTGATCCATAGGGTGAGCCGGTAGTGTTTCATTACCAGCCCCCATTGCACTCGGAGGTGGAACCCTCCCAAGCGCTTCCACACTCAGGGCAGGGCTTGTCTGTTTCGATCTGCTTGTCCGTGCCCTCCTGGTAGTCCACAGAATAGCCGCCGCGTATGTCGTACCTCACCTCGCAGTCACCATTAGCGCATTGCATATAGGCGTCACCATAGCCCATCATAAGGCAGTAGTCCTCGCAGGTTTCATATACTTTGAAGTCGGTGTAACCCCCTCGCACGTCCGCCCCGCCGTGATATGACAATCCGAGATAGCGGCCCGCTACAGTTTCGAAGTGAACAACCATCAGCGTACTATCCAGCAGAGACTCGAAGTTATACGTGTTATAGGTGTTAGTTGGCTCAATTCCCAGCGCTTCCTCCAGCCAAGCCTCGACACTATCGGGGGTGTTGTAATACGCCTCACCCTTCAGTTGGCGCTCGACATAAGCCCGGAACCCTCGGGTTAAGATATCGCTACGTTTCGTGTACGTGAGGTGCTTTAGCAGTAGGCGAAACGTATTTACTCTTACGCCCCAATCATCGCAGATAACCTCGGGCGCTTCCGTCCAAGCTTCCACGGGCTTCCCTTGGTTGCGCTGCCAATTGCGCCCAGAGGTGCCGCCGCTGTCAAGGATACTCCCGCCGGTGGGCTCCAGCCATTGATAGTGCAACGCCTCGGCTGTTGTCATTAGTTGAGTTGTCGTGTCCACTTTGTTCCCTTCAGTTAGGGCGGGCGATCCCCGCCGCGTGCCTTCAGACTAAATGAGGCGGGCGGGATATAGGGCGCGTTTTGATAACAAAACGGTAACGATAACGGCCTAATCCATTTTCGGGACTCTGGGCGGGTAACGCTTCCAGCGTGATTAGAAACACGCGGCAGACACGGCTACGGGGGCACCTACTGGCACCCCCGCGCCCCGCCCGGTTAGGTAAGGCTTACCTTCTCGAACAAGTGTTCGAAACAAGTGTTCGAACCGTTCAGGGAACACACAAACTCGTCAAATCTGTGTCTCCCATAGAAACAACTTAACCGAATTATTTTGCTTGACCGAAATCACACGCGGCCCGTCCGGTTGTCGTGACGATACTTCACCGCGTCCGCAAGCAACGGGTGATGAAGGTTCTCCAAGGTTTTCTTGAAGGCGCTCCAATCCGCGTTACGGGTAGGTTCACGGCCCGCCGCATAAGCGTGAGCGTAACCTTCAGCAACCCGCATAAAGAAATCACCCGTGTCTAGGTTCTCTTCCATACGTAGTTTGTGGAGCAGAACCCAGTTGTCACTTGTCACGGCGTTCGCCCAATCGGCCATACGGCTTTCTTCCGGCGTGTAAGCCGGTGTTTGCTCTAGTAGCGACTTGATAAAGTCTGTCACCATACCCATTATGAGTTTCCAATCTTGAAAGTGCTAGCAATAACGATCCAAATAAAGTAGAAACACGCGGCCACAAGGCCCACGGTTATCCACGCGACCCACACCAAACCCTTACCAAAGTTAGTGAGAGTAACCCGCCACGCTTCCGGCGAGCCATCTTCCACCGTCTCATATTCGGGTTTCGCAAACATTTCGGGCCTAAACATTGACCCCCCCCTTCTTTTCATAACCGGCGTCTTCAAGTGCCTGCGCGTTCCAGTTATCCTCACACCGCTGGCAGCACGAGTTTCGTTGGATAAGCCCGGCAATACGGTCGTGGTCGTCCCCGTTAGGCGCTTCATTGTCGAAACTAATACGAAACAGGAAATCATAGAACCATTTGTAATCTTCACCTTCGATAACTACTACATCTTTCATTTTGTTTCCCTTACTAGGTTGTAATCGATTTCATTGTCGGCAGGGCGATCCGCTTCGATATCCCAAACAAAGTAGTCATCCTGCCAATACTGGTCGCCTTGTACGCCAAAGCCCAGTTCTATTTCATTACTACCCTTCTCCAACGCTTCCGCCGCGTTATCGGCTTCCACAGTCACAAAAACAGGTATTTGTAGGTATCCGGTTACTTCATATTTCTTCATTGTGTTTCCTTTCTGATTGTTGTTACTACGGGTTCATAATTCCAAGTGCCACCAAAGTCGCCCCTAAGATCGCTAAGCCAAGAGTCAAACGCGACCACCATATTCCGGGCGTTCACCGTGTAACTTGACTCGTGGCGTGTAGGACACTTCCAACACACATACGTGTAGTCAATACGCCAAACCGTCACGCTGTCACCGTAACTTCCTGATTGCCCTCACACACTTCGCAAAAAGGCGTACAGTCGAACGCGCCTTCGTGCTTAGGACAAGGCACAATAGCGCTGCGAGCCCCATTTAGGCGATAGTCAATCAAATAGTTTTTGGCTAGTTCGTAGGCTTCGCGCGCTACTTCCTGTGGCACACTCCACGGCAACCCGTAAGAGTACGCCAAAAGATCGCACATAGCGTGAGCATTGTTATCTTCCAAATCGTCTAAAACAACTTGAACAATGCGCGTGTCAAGCGGGTTAGCGTAACTCATTATTCGCCCGCCTCGCTTAAAATTTGCCAATCGCAACTATCCCACGTATAGGGCTCATCACGATCGGCAAGCCGATCTAACCATTTATGCGCAAAATCACGGGCTTTTTCTTCCGAAGTAAATACTTCATTAGCGATAAGCCGCACGCTGAGTCGGTAAGTCATTACTCACTCACCGCCTTCACCGGCTCATTTTTGTACGGGGCAGCGCCAGCGTTGATCAGCGCCTTATAGGTGGTCAGCATAGGCAGAAAATAATCCAGTTCGTCTATGCCGCTGTAGGACACTTCCCACATTCCGCCGAGGTAATCGGCCAGCCAGTCGGCGTCATTCTGCGTAAACGTTACCGTGATCCGCTGCGCCTTTTTTTCATCTTCGATTGTCATTTGTTTTTCCTTTCGTGCCCGCGTCTAGCGCGGATAACACACACGGTAAGCGCCCGCAACACGCGTGTCAAGGATCAGCGGCCTTTGTTTACCAAACCGTTATCAAACGCCGCTTATTCGAACAAATGTTCGACAAAACTCACAGACTGCCCAAATCTGTGTCAGCCTAAGAGACTTCTTAACCGAATTAAGCCGAGCCGAATAAACCTAAACTTTGTTGCCCCGAGCCGCATTACAAGAGCGGTGAGCCGGAGCCAACGGAGAGTCAGCATCACCAGGAATAACGTGGTCGGCCTGCCAAGGATCATTAGGGCGCGCACCACCACCACACAACCAACAAATGTTCGCTGAGTCCCGCACAGCTTTAGCGCGCTTGCGGTAATCCCCAGAGTATTGCCCAGTCGCGCGCTTGCGGGCCGCCTTAGCCATATCCACATAACGGTCACGGGACTGCTGATGTTCCGGGCAGCGAGAACCGTTACGGGTCACAACACCGCAATCCAGGCACGGCTGCCGAAAGTTACTCATATGAAGAGTTTACTCAGGAAGTTCACAAACTTGCCAAATTTTGTTTTCCCCACAGATTTTTTCTGACCGAATGTTTTTTTTACCGAACATTGTGGACGCGCAGAGAATCGAACTCTGCTCTTGCCTGCTCCCGTGAAGGGCTTTACAAACAGTCGAACCCAGAACGCGCCCCAAGACACAAAAAAGAGGAGCCTCGCATGGGCGAGACCCCCCCCTTTTTTTTGTTGACCGATATTTAATTGTATTTCAAGGAAGACAATCTCATGGAAGACTGTTTCAGTTTTTACCTTCCGACACCAACAATGCCGAAACCTGCCTGTAGTAACTGCGCATCGAAGTTGCAATGCGATCCCTAGAGTCGTTACTGTAACGCTTCTCAACGGGCGGGTTAGTCTTTATGCTGCCAAGCTTCTGCGAATAGTTACTCGCTACTTGCAACAGTTCTTGTTCTCTGGTCATTTCCCCTCCAAATAAACCTTGTGACGTGTTAGTCATAGTAAACACCGTTTGCTATCTAAAATCAAGCAACACGGCCGGCGAGTTACAGCAGATCAACCTTCCCGCGGAAAGGCACACCTTTTTCTAGTTCGAAGCATGTGATTGCTGGGGTTGAGTCCCCGCCTCCCCCGTTCATGCGGGTGAACCAGTCGGAACCGTTGTCCATTGTGGACGCTTGAACCCACCAGCGTTCCCTACCCTCGCTGCCGGAGAACTGTTCGACCCTGTGGTGGTGGAAGTGACCTGAGACCATAAGGTTTGCTGCTGCCAAGTAGGTGTTGTTAAACACTGCTTTGGTCCAGAAGCTTTGAAAAGAGTCTGGTCTGGCAACCTGGTGCCCGTGAATGGCTCCGATAATGTGTGACCCGTCATCGAACACGTCAAAGGCGAACCCTTCATCGTGGGCGTGTGGAACAAGCCAACGCTCTACAGGCAAGCCAACCTCTGTGGCGAGGCGACGCAACTGCTGAAGAATAACAATGCCCCAGTCGTCCGTGCCCGGCCTACCAACCGCCGCCTTGTTCACACGGAACTGGCAATGGTTCGAAGCAACCGAACCGTAAGTCAGGGGGGCGTACTTTGACGCCATCTTCAACAAATCCCAAATCAACGCAGCCGCAACATCTGTTTGCTGCATCGGGCTAAGAGTATTGGTGATGAGCTGATCCATGTCGGCCTTGTTGTTCACACCTTCCACAATGTCGCCCATGTCCAAGATCACAATGTGATCGTAGTTGCCGACCTTCAGCTTCTCTTCCACGCGCGCATAAGCTTCATGGATGCGCTGAATAGACTCCAAGTGTCCGCCGCGAGACCCGCCCTTACCAATCTGGAAATCAGCCGGGCAGATAACGTAAGTCTTTGTCGCCTTCTTCTTGACAGGCGGTTTACCCTTCTTGAACTTCTTGGCCTCCGCATACAACGTGGGCAAGTCAACATCAGTGACCTTCTTGCGGAAGTGAAAACGATACGAGGTTAACCACTCCCCGTCCCACCGTTGCCACTGCGAAGTACGAGGCGACCCTACGATCTCATACTCGTCAGGAGAGTAACCCCTGTCCGCAAGAAAGTCACTAAAGTTTGGAAGATCGGATAGACCCTCCGTAGTAGCAAGACCCTCGTTGCCGTCAAATTCGATAGCTGGACGGAACCCAGAAGGCGCTTCTACCTTTCTTGCTGGTTGCAAGTCATCAAGCACAAGAACACTCTTTCCTGCGGTGCTTCCTAATCGACTTCTCACTAATGTAAACACCGCGCTTGTTTAGCTCAGAAGCAAGACCATTGTTCGACCAAGCAGCAACATCGCTGATTGCTTTCATAAAGATCGCACCGTCAGATTCTTCTAACGTTTGAGTAACTTCTCGCACCTTGCAAGGAAAAACCTTGACCGGTGGTGTCAAATCTTCAAGCATTTGTTTCCCTTTCCAAACGTAACGCTAAACAAGATTGTCTGCTACGCCAGGTAGCGACACGCCCAAGTCTAATAGAGAACGAACGGTAATGGAAGCCCCAGGTTCCCGAGCATCGTCATACATTTTATGTGCGCTGATCTTGCACACTAACGAGTCGTCTTCCCAGACTCCCGCATCTGTGCAAGAGTCAAAGACGCCTCTAACCAGTTTGTCGATGTCGGGCGGGACCGTGGGAAGTGGCCTTCTAGTTGCGGTAACGGATTTCGGGCGAGGTAAGAAAAAAACGACACTGAGTTCCGTAGGGCCAGAAAGCGTAACCCAGTTCGCAGAAGCGACAGCATCGGCAGCCGCCTCTTTGACCCTTTTACGCCAAGCCGGAAGTTTTTTAGAGGCCTCAATGAAGCGACCATTCCCAATCGACTTCTTTGAACCCTGCGGTGCGGCAATGCCGTAAACCTCGAAGAAAAGTTCCACATTCTAGTTTAGAACGGTGCTTCGTCGTCGATACTCTTCACGGCACCAAAGACACCCTCAAGCGCTTGCTGAGTGTCCTGCGGGCTACCGCCACGGCGTTCAACCTTAGACATTTCGCTTGCGCGAACGTTCAAGCTGACACCCTTGCTGCCATCCTTCTTATCAAACAGCTTCGTCTTCAAACGACCGACAACGGCAACCCTGTCACCCTCAGCGAAACCGGCAGGGCCAGTAACCGAAAAGTAGTCCTTGCCATCAACCTTCCACTCACCCTGATCGTCCTTCAACATCTGGTTGTGAGCAACATCGTAAACAACACCCCACTCAAACTGGCGGATACCGTTTACATAACCTTCGAACTTCACATCTACAGCCATTACATTTCCCTTTCTACATGTTCAGGATTAACACAATCCTGTTTACCGCATTTCCTAACCCCAGTCAATACCGGAATACCATCCTCATCAACCGGGGTGATCTCATCCTCAGCAAAATCGTTATGCCAAGGATGACATTTACCAAGATTACTATTTACCGTTCTTGCCCTTGTGGCGCGACACGACTGACATTTTCTGTTGTTGCGGTTCGAGGTCGCTGAGTCCCAACGGAAACCACAACGTTCACACTCAATCCAAGCCACCGACCCATTGTAGGCCTAAACCGTCACGTAACCGATGTTTTGCATAGCCCACCTGTGGCGAGCCTCAATGCTCATCGACTCGGTGTGCTGAGCCAACAACGCGCAACACTTATCACATTTGGTAATCCGGCTGTTGTGGGTCACACAGATCGGTTCCGGGCCGGACCGCCAAGAAGCCTCCTCAGACCTATCCTCCACCGTGCGGTCAATCGCCATACGTGCGTCACGAGCCCGAGAAATAATGTGCCTCGGCTCCAAGTAATCAACCTTCTCATCTTGGCGTGCCATGATCAGTGCGCGTTGCGCAACGGGCAACGACAAATGACCCAACACACCAGACCACGCGTTCACCGTCTCCTCAGTAACCCGACGGTTATCAATCGCAGCCACATCAGCCAACAGCAATTTCACTTCAGCCTTATTCATAGCAGTCCATCCAATCTCTTATATGCAATCTCGCAATATTTTTCGCTAACTTCGCTACCAATAAAATGACGGTCTGTAAGCAGGGCCATTTTTGCGGTAGTGCCAGACCCCATAAAAGGGTCGTACACAATCGCGCCAGGTTCACTCCATGTCAGAATATGGTCTCGCGCAAGTTCCTCTGGAAATGGCGCGGGGTGTTTAACCCCATTCATTGATGTCACGTAACGCCAAATGTTATTCCTAGGAGAGAAGTCTGGCACCGGATTCTTCAGCTTGCCACTGTAGTCTTTATGGCCTGCCCATTTGTTTTTCTTGTCACAAATAAGGCTGGCCTCTACCTTGCCCTTAGCAAACACAAACATGTATTCAAAGATTTGTGTATAACGATTACTTTTACGTCTTGCGGGGAAAGTGCTGGAATTTTTTTCGTAAATCATGGTGTCATGCAATTTAAAACCGAGTTCCATGAAATACAGCGCTTGATGAAATGACGAGCCTGTTTCCCCCCCCCCGATCGTCGCGTCGCCAACAACCCAAACCACCATGCCGTCTTTTGAAGTAATCCGGTACAGCTCTTCGGCAATATGCTGGAAAGGAAAGTCATAACCTTCGTAACCCCGTAAATTATCATAGGGCGGCGACGTAACAGTCAAGTGAATTGAATCATCAGGAATTCGCCGCATTGTATCTCGACAGTCCTCGTTGTAAATCACATCTAAATCAATATCCGAACCAAATATCTCTTGCTCAAACCAACCCATTGTTTTCCCTTTCCATCTCAGCAAGCGCTTCAGCCCTCAACCTGGCAGCAGAAGACCCAGCACCCGCAGACTTTTTCTGAACACGTCCCATCCAACCCTGAAACGTCATATCCCAATCAACCTTTGCCTTACCAGTACCCAACCAATACATTTGGAACTGCTCAATCTCAAAGTCCCGATCAACGTCAGGCCACTTAGAATCGAACATCTCCAAAAGCCTCTCAGAAGGAATCCAATCGCTAGGGAGCTTAGTAGCTCTCTTGTTATCTTCTCTATATTTGTCTTCTCTTAGTTTTCTTCTTAAGAGTGACCCCTCAGCCACAGTGCTTTGCTCCACAGTGGCTTGAGCCACAGTGCCCGAGGGGTCTCTGGATGGATTCAACTCGTAACGGTAACAACCAAGCGTCCCATCACTGTTTTTAGGCCTGAATACCTGTATCCACTCACCAGTCTCCAATTCCTTCAACGCAGCCCTAAAACCCTTCACACCAAGACCAGTCTCAGCAGTGATTTGCCTCACCCGAATCTCATAACCGATCTCATGCGACAGCAAATACACCAACAAAAAGTTGGCGTTGACCGACAGGCCAGTGTTCCTCAACCACGCGTTAGGAACGATCGTAAAGTTATCATCAACCGGCAGGCGGTTACGAAAAATTCCGCTTTCCAATGTCTACCCTTTCTAAATACAACCCCCACGCCAACTTGGCGTTACCGTCACGAGCGCCCTCAATGTACCGACCGGCATGTAAATACAGCAGCCAGCGGCGACGCTTCATGTCCCTTGGAGTAATCGGCGGGAAATACTCGTTTACCTGACGGTAAGAGTAATCGAACCTTTCATCCTGAACTACCCACATTTGTTTCCCTTCCTAATATGGTTCGTCGAGATACTCTACGTCCACCTTCTCTCCCGACGAAGTAAGAACATACCACCGAAACTCAACACCATCAAACACGGCTTTGTCAAAGTCTTCCCACTGGGCCAGTTTGTGACCCCAGGCCCGGGCCAAACTAGCTAACTTAGGATCGGACTCCATGCCACCGTTATACAGGCCACAGACCATCATTATGTTGTCAACACGGTCAAGAACCTTTGAGCCGCCCATACCGCGACCTTTACGATGGTGGGGCTGCAAATCATCTGTTTGCCCACAGTGAAAGCAGTGAGTGTCGCGCGCTAAAGCCTGCGCAACAATCTTTTTAGGGGTAGCCATTAGCCGAACGCCTTATCAGCCCTGCCGTAGTCATCCTCAAACCGAACAACATCATCAGGATCAATCAGACCGGATGTAACATAAAAGATTTGCATGTTGCCGATACTTGCCGACAACCTGTGAACTTGCTCACGGTCAACGTGAATCGAATCACCGGGACCAACCAGGAACACCGTCTCATCAATCATCAGTTCGCCGTTGCCGGCCTCAACAAACCAGAAGTGTGTCTGGTTCTCATGCAAGTGCATTGACGTTCTACGGCCCTCTAGGACGATGAACTGGCCAACTGTGAAGTGTTCACCAGTAAACCACTCGACCATGCTGCCCCAAGGCTTTTCCATTCGCCCAGTTTACATCTAGGCAGGCTTGAACTTTGCAGCCAGTCGGAGTGTTATTTTGGTAGCGTATAAAGTGGTAAAACGGTGGCCTAACCCTGCTCGTCAACATCTTCAGACGAGTCCAACCACTCTAACCATGCCAAGACATCCTGCTCGCTCATAGCTTCATTTCTGCCTGCATAATCTTAGACATCGTGGCGTTCGCCATAATCGCAGACTCGATAACCCGCAACTTAGTCCTGATCCGGTTCACCTTAGCCTTAGACAAGTCACGCTCAAACCGTGCGTCAGCAGCCTCCAACCGGGCTAACGCCTGCCTATCCGCGACCGTCCCCTGAGCATCCAAAAACGCTTGCGACTCAACCTTATCCAGCGCGTTCTCCTTCTCGGCAAGCTCCTGCTCAGCCTCAAAAAGAGCATCAACACCCTTACGGTTTATCTGTATTAGTTCCTGAAGCTCGCTGATGATATTTGACGGCATCATTTACGGTCGCCATCCTCTCCAACAAAACAGATCGCCAAAACGTAATCTGATCACTGTCACCCCTTTTTACGGCTTCCAGATACGCTTGCAGAACCTCCATCACGCTCGCTCGCAGAATCGCTAAGTCCCTCGGCATACTTTTTCACCTCACCTAAAACATTCGCACTAGCACCAGCAGCCTTCGCTTCTGTCCATAACAACCTTAGTTCATCCGCCGACTTAGCCTCTCTGGCCTCGGTGATAAAATCCCTAGACGGGTTAGGCACCTTACGCATTTCCTCACGAGAAGCACGCTTGTTGCCGTGTAGCCCCATGTTTGCCAGGGCGCGCCCAATGCTGCTGGTCTCTGCAACCTCCGCGCTGAACTGAGACGAAGCCTTCTTCTCCGTGGCGTAACCGGTCGCTTTAGCCCAACCGCCATCCTGATCCGCTGTAGTCAAGAACACGCTCGTCTTAAAAATCCAGTTCTCATCATCAGGCACAAGCTCAGTAATAAGCCGGCCATCAACATGCTCGTCAAGGAACTTGCGAATCCTGACTTCCACCATTTCATAATCGTTCGGGTTGTACGCCATCAGTTATTTCCTTTCACTACAAGCCAAGGCTTCCCCTGACCCCTCGATTGCCTGTGCGCAATAACAACCTTCTTGCCATCGCGCATTATGTACCCGTACTTAGCCTTACCCATCAGGTCAAGCACCGTACTCTTAGCTTCGTTCAGCAAAGCTTCAGACAGCCCAAAATTGTTATTTGCATCTAAAAGAATCTGACCGAATTTATCCAAATCTACTTCATCATCCTCAATGTCAGGGTTCATGTAACGCACAGCCTCATACGTGGCCTTGCTACCATCCCATTCAGGCTTCTCCACGTTCTGCAAATGATTCCAGAACCTAGTCGCGGCAGCAAGTTGCGCGTCAGCCTGGAACTCATCAAAGTCAACCCAACGCTCCTCAAAGTTCCAACCAGCCACAGCGACAATCACAGACTTCTTCAGGTTCAACACCGTCATGTAGTGCAACACCTGAGCAACATAGTTAGGTGGGTCTTCCCCCCACGTCCCACGAGAAGTCTTCACCTCAACCACAATCCACTCACCAGTCTCCCGATGCTTAGCTAACGCGTCAGGGTTAGCAAGAATGTAATCGTACTTAGGGTGCTGCCAGGTGCCCGTCAAGAACACCTCATACTCGGGGTGTTCCTCAGCCCACAACTCCAACACGGGCTGCTCAAACGCTTTACCAAACCGGATACTCCAACCCGTCAAAGGCGGGTCAGGAATCTGCCCAGTACGTTTAGCCCACAAAGCAAACGCAGACTCCCAAGGGTTCAAGCCCATGATCGTCCCAATCTCAGAACCACCAATACCCCGAGAACGAAGGTCATGCCACTCGGCGGACCCAGAATCAAACACACCAAGATTCAACGCGCCGTTGAAAGTTTCTTGGTCAAGAGTTTTGAACTTTTCAATGTTTCTCATAGACTCACCTTATGGCAAACCGGCGACAAATAGAATACGACTACACCGAACTCTACGCAGAGATCGAAGCAGCAGACGATATACCTTGCCGAGACATCCCAGAAATCTTCTTCCCAGACGACCTCCCAGTAGGGAACCTGCGCAAACAAGCAACGCAGATGGCCAAAAACCTTTGCTCACAATGCCCCATCCAAGTTAAATGCTTGATGTACGCGGTAGCAAGTAAGCAAGAGTTCGGCATTTGGGGCGGCACACTCCCCACAGAACGCTAAGCGTCCTCTTTCTCCTCATCAGCAAACATACGAACCACCAAGGTTTCGTCTAACAGAACCTCAGCAAGTTTCCTTGCCTGCCGCACAGTCATAACCAGTTCGTGAAAATCAGGCGACACATCCCACATGATGTCAGACCGAATAATAAGCTCATCGTTTACACGTTCAACTTCGTACATTTCTATCCCCTTACTAAATAAGCGATCACAATAACCAAAGCAGTAGCGCTAGTAGCAAAAAACACTAAAGCGCCAACAAGGACCAAAAAGCCGCCCTTACTAATCCAAACACCTCTAGGGTGTCTAAAAGTTGCTCTTTTCTGCATGGCGACAGTAAATCACACACGTATGACAAACACAAGGATTGACACCTTAAACCTGTAATATAACGTTATGCAGGAAATGACTAAAGCGCACCTATCCTTACACTCGCTTGCGCTGATCGCTGACATGCGCGACCTAGAACTGTCACGCCTTCAAATGGTGACAGAAGTTCTCCGCGACAAAGTACGTGAAGAACATGCTGCCGGGATGACTGTCAGCAAACTTGCCAAAATGTCTAACGTGACCAGGCGAACAATACGCCAATGGATTGAATAAGAAAACCCCCCGAAACGTGTATACCGCGCCGGGGGGCTTTCCAGAAAGGAAACAAATGAACGTTCCAACTATAACACTATTGGCAGCTTTCGCACAACATTGCTTCGGCCGGGTCGATAGGGCAGGCAACCCCGCCAACAAACTCTACGTCTTCCATGATTACTCCTCAATCGGCTTGCGGTCATACTGAAGAACCGAAGTCAACAAAGACATGATTCCGGCCATTGCCGAAACAGAGCCAACATTAACCCAGTCCACATCCAGAATACCAACCGCTACAGCGCTGATCGTAGCCAAAGCTGTCTGTGCAATGGTCTTGATTGCGCGCTCTCCCGCATAAGTCCAATACGCTTTCCATTTAGCCATCTTGATTCTCCATATCTACTTTGTGATGAACCTTGTCGTCGTAAGTGGCAAAGCCAAGGTAGGCGCTTGCGACAAGACTTACAAGGGCGACGCCCCCGACAACAAGTTCACCAGTAACTTTGTCCTGGAACAAACCTATAGCCCCAAGCCCGATCATCGCAAATCCGCCCACAATCGACGACCAAATAACTTTACGGCGGATACGCCAGGACGGTTTGCTCATGTGAGGATGGCCACTAGCGGGCTGATGATTGCGGCCAGGAAACCGAATACGCCGATTGCTTGCCACATGCGCTGCTCAAGCTTGCGAATACGCACTTCATGGTCGTCAATCTTCGCTTCCGAGTCAGGCAAAGCATTAGCGATCTTCTCCAACAGGCGACCCTGCCGTTGAACCTCTAAATAAATATCCCGCATTGACACCTTCACACTCGCGGTTTCCATGTGTTCATCGTTCATAGTGATCCTTCATTCAGTTTGCGTTGAATGGTTGACCACGTGTTGCGACCCCACACACCATCAACAGGCACCCCTATGCGGGCTTGTACGGCCTTACGAGTGACTAAATCAAGTACGCCGGTACGCGGTGTTCCAACCCACGTTTGGATGGCCCTATAAGTCATAGAGCCGGCCACACCGTCTACCCTGCCGGTGTAAAACTTTTGCTCCTGCAACCACGTTTGCCACTGCTTCCAAGTGGCCTTGTCGCCCCAACCAGAAACCTTCAACGTTGGAACCGAAGCATTACCGTTTAGGTACGGGGTTGGGTCGACATCGGTGCCCCAGTTGCGACGTTTACGAACCTCAAAATGTAGGTGATTACCGGTAGAAGCACCAGTATTACCCGAAGTGTAAATAAACGTGCCAGCATCGACCCTCTCGCCAACCTTCAACTTGGTTGCCGAACCACCATGATAGTAAGCCGTGTGAACTTCCCCATGATCAATAACAACCGTGTGGCCGCCACCCTTCGGAGACCAACCAACGTGGGCGACAACTCCGGGTGCGGCCGAAGTAACCGGGAAAACGCCAGCAACGTCTAAACCGCGATGCTTAGTCTGCTTACCCGTAATAGGGTGACGACGCATCCCATACTTGCCATTCGGATTCACCGAATAACCCTCCGGCCAGGGCTGCGAGAGTTTCACGAGTTATTCCTTGCCGATAGGGGGGCAGGAGGAATCGTCACACTTTAAAGGGTTGTCTTCGCAAGCGCCGCACTTAAACATATTACTATTCTACCCGAAAACCGCTATAGGATTACTTTATGCCTACTATCCAGTTTACGGATCAAACGGGAGAAGTTCCGGAACGATATAACCCGACACCCGCGAAAGTTCATATACCCGAATGGCTTAGGTTGTTGCAACCCTACGATGGTGGTCAGTTCAACCTGAGCGAAAACGGTGAACCGAACAATACGGCTAAGCGTTGCCTCCCAATGCTCGACGCGATAATGACCGGATACACAATCGTTTCTTCTTTTGATGTGAACGTGACACAGCGCGATGGTGGCGCATACTACCAATGGCAAGGTGGACTAGGAATCGCGATGCACCCCAACCACCAAGCGAAAACACATTCCGCAATAACCAGCGGCCACTCAATAGCTAAGTTCCTAAACCCCTGGGCAGTCGAAACGCCTCCGGGATATTCCACACTCTTTGTGCCCCCACTAAATCAGGACTCCCCAGTTATTTCAACCTTCGCCGGATTAGTGGACACGGATAGGTTTGTCGCTCCAGTTCACTTCCCATTCATAACGCCACCTGGCTTCAGGGGCATCATAGAAGCAGGGACGCCACTAGCGCAGGTAATCCCCATAAAGCGCGAGCGGTGGCAAATGGAGATAGTGTCAGGGACGAACCAACAGATTGAACGAACCATTAGTTCAGTTGTGCGAAAGTTCCGCAACGCCTACCGGCATAACTACTGGTTACGGAAAGAATATAACTAGAGCGATTTAATCGTCAGAGACAATTGCCCAGTCGGTAATATTTTCATCCCAGACATATTCCACAGTGTCAGCATCATCGGGCATCGCTACGGGTGGAACCCATAAGCAAGTGTCCTCGTCGAGAACCCAAGAATCGTAGGGCTTGGGCGGAATGAAGGCATCACGCGCGTCATCGTAGGTAAAACCAATGCCAGCATAGTTGAACCTGAGCGCTTTAGTTTGGTCTTCGCTTGGCTCGCCGTCCGTGTAGTGGACTCCACCTCGCGTGTTGTAAGAAGTCTTCACCCAGAGGCCACCGATATTTTCTACTAGCCAGTCGTAGCCCTCATTGGGGTGGTCATTGTTACCAACCGTGACGGTTACTACCAAACCGTTCTCGTCTATTTTTGCCCAATGCGCCATTAGAGTTTCGTCCTAACAATTACAATCCCAGAACCCCCAGTGCCACCAACATCTGTGCCGACACCAGTTCCTCCGCCCCCGCCACCACCGCCGGTGTTAGCCGGAGAAGCGGTGGGAGTTGCGTTATTGTTAGCGTCACCACCGCCACCTAGTCCACCAGTGCCATCGGTGCCACCGCGACCACCACCACCGCCACCACCGGCAAAATACACAAGCCCACCACTAACCTCACCAACAGATTCACTTGTGGCAATCGTGGTGGTGATGATGTCTGTCGTGCTTCCATTTCCACCGTCACCACCGTTGATGTTTCCGGAAGCATTAGCACCAGTCGCCCCAGCGCCACCACCGCCACCTGCGGCGTAGGTATTTCCAGTGCCAGCCCCATTGCCGCCATTGTTACCGTAGGCAACACCTATGCCCCCAATGAATGTGCCGCTTTCGCCACCGCCACCAGAACCGCCTGGTCCTCCGTTTGAAATGCTGGCAGCGCCACCGCCACCGCCAGGAACTTCCAGTAGGGTTCCTACACTTGTGGTCGAACCAATACTTCCAGGAGCGCTTGTCACTCCTACACCACCAGCGCCGATGACAAGTGAATAGGAACCGGCGTTCAGGACAAAGTTCCTAGTATCAAACATTCCACCGGCACCACCACCGGCACCCGTGAACCTATTGCCACCACCGGCAGCACCACCGCCCACAACAAGAATGTCTACGACCCCAGTTTGTAAAACCGTCAGCGTGCCATTGCTCTTGAATAGGTAGTGAGCGTAACCATTAGCAATGATTGGCGTGGCCCCTGAAACTCGCGCACTGGGAATCGGGGATGCTCCACTTACTCGGTTCGATTTATTAAAGTTAGAAACGCTTGACGCGCTCATGCGAGTAACAGCCATTAGTTGCTACCCCCTTAGACGGTTACTTCAGCACCGAACGCGTTGAACGACAACCGGGAAGCCGTACCAGCCGCGTTCACCGACAAAACATCCGCAGCATCCAAAGTCAAACCAAGCGTCAAAGTCGTCGCGTCACTAGCCGCAATAGGTACATCATAAGCAATGTAGTGCTGATCTGCGATTGAGGCACCATTGGGGCGCACCGCAAGGCGGAAGGTTGTGGCCGCAGTCCCCCTGTTACAAATAATCACACTAGAAATTACGGCCTCAGTCGCGGAAGGCACCGTGTAAAGGGTTGTCAAAGTTGCCGCCTGCAAATCAACCTGACCCAAAACCTTATAGGTACTAGCCATCTTATTATGCTCCCATCAACAAAAACGTTTGCTCAAACCCGCTGGCACCACCAGCAGAAAAATTAGTCCAGTTACTACCAGTATAGTAGGTCAACGTATCCGTATCTTGCATGAAAGCGAACTGCCCCTCAACCGGAGTACCAATAGCAGACGAACGCGCAGCCGTACCAGCAAAGGTCGCAATGACCTGATCGCCAACATAAACATTCATGTCGGCAGCGGTCAAAATTTCATTGACCGACCAAATTTTATAGGGCATAAGTAATCCTTACCAGCTTAGAGTGCCTACATCTAGTTTACCGAACACTGCATCATCAAGTATGAGAGGCGCGTATCTTGTTTCTTCAAACCCAAGCTCAACCGTATGGAACGACGTTTGAATGTTGTGATTGATTTCTCGCACCTCAACGTAACGCACAATCTGTGGCGGTATGTTGTTCGGTGTGAACCTAAACTCGCAAATGTCACCGATTTCCAAGGCCAGGATTGCCGCTTGGTTGGCCGGCGATTTGCTTTCCAAAGAAATACTGACGTTATCGAACCTGTATTCGGGCCTTGAATACAAGGATGCGTAACCGACGGCAAAGTCAACAAGGTCATCATCGTAAGCCAACTGCGTTTCAGAAACCACAAGGTCACGAATACCGTAACTGTCCTGCGAATCAATATCTGAAGCGATAGCCGTCCCACCAGACTGACGAGACACCGTTACACGGTTGAACAACAATTCCGAACCATAAGTAACAGCAATACTCGCAACGGGGATGCCGCCCTCACCGAACGACACAAGATCGGCCGATGTTGGTGCTTTACGGCGGTCACGGAAAGCAAACCTGCCTTCACGGGTCACAAAAACGTAGCCAGGGTCAGAGCCGGCAATGTTTTGCAAATACTGTAAAACATCAGCGTCTTGCGATACCGGGTTGCCAGCTAAATCGACAGTGCCGGGATCAAGGTCGCGCAAAGTAGAAGGCCAATCAACTTCGGGCCTATCCAACACCGCCTCAATACGGGGGCCAGCCTTCTCAACAGAAGGAGTAAAAGCGTCAAGTGTTTGGTTAGCCATAATGCTTAAAGCATCAACGGCTTTAGCAACAGCAACCGAATCACCGTTAGGCTGATAATCCAAATCCCAGTCCTCAACCCAACCCGAGAACACCAGTTCGCCGCCAGAGGTTACGCGGATTTCGCGCCTCGGCACAATCTCCGGGTAATACGGTGACGCCTCAAACAACGGGTCAAAGAACCGGTTGTGATTGGTAAACGTGACACTACACTCACCTGGCGGGAACTCGCTCAAAATAGCCGACTTGCCGCGTTGAATATCAACCGAAATAACCTGATCTGTCACATCATAGAAAAGAGTTCCAGCAAGACGGTAAATGTCGTTATCCAGGCGACCTTGAATTGGGTCGTCAAGTTTAAAAAACGGGCCTACCGGATTATCGGTTAGGTCAAACCCGATTTCTACTTTAAGGGTTGGTACGGTCATTAGCCGACACGCCTGTCTAGCGCACCCGGACGACTGGTGCTAACAACACCAGAACGGTTCGCCGTCGCCGTCAAGCCGTTTTGCAATGTACGTGGCGTAAGTGCGGAAGTTGTGATGTTGTAATTAGTTTGGTAAACCGCGCCACGACCGGGCCCAAGAAGCCCACTCGGCCCAGGAGTCAACGGGCTATATGGCGTTGAAATGCGATTTGGCGTGGCATTTTGAAGAGCCGATAAACCAGAAAAACCAGTAGCCCCAAAAGTTGTGCTTGCTGCGCTAAGCCCAGCATTTAGCAAAGTATTGGATAGCGGTGGCCTGACAGAAGCGCCACCAGTTGCGCCGGTAACATCGCCGCCGCCTCCACCGCCACCACCACGGCCACCGAAGTTCATGTTGCGCATAAAGTCTTCAAGGCGGGGCATCCGAGCCATAATTGCGGCCTCAGCCGCATCAATAGCAGCGTTGATACCATCAACGAGAACTTGCTCAAAGGTTTTAGTAAACGCCTCAGCAATCGACTTGGCGGAAAGCTCAAGCTCGCCAGCCTGATCCTCAAGACCCTCAACAATGCCATTGACAAAGTTCTGGCCCTGACCGAACATAACCTGCGCAGTGTTCTCGCCAAGCTCAGCACCAAGAGTATCAAGCTCCTTAAACAAACCATTCAGCTCGTTAATAGTCTCGGAGCCACCCTCAACCAAAGCCTGTGCGGTAGCGCCACCAGCCTCAACACCAGCCTCAACAAGCTGATTGAACAGCATGGGGTCAAGTCCAAGCGACCGCAAAGTCTTGAGGTTTTCAACAAACTCGCGTGTACGCTCCACAACGGCACGGTAACTAGAAACAAGTTTGTCAGCCTTAGAAGCGGCCTTCTCAATCGGCTCAACAAAGTTGGTGATCAGGGCGGTGCGGAACTCTTTGAGCTGCCTGCTGGCCGACACGGTGCGTGTGGCAAAAGCCACAACATCAACGCCAGCCACCTGCTTTTCAACCTCACCAAACAGGCTTACAAGGCGACCGCTGCCCCTAATAGAACTTTGAACCGAATTGATAAGCGCCTCGGCGGCATTGCGACGCGAAATAATCTCATCACGTTGACGCTCAATCTGACGTAAAACATTAAACTCATTGCGTGCATACTGAAGAAGATTTTCGTAAGAATCACGGAACAAGTATTCGTTATCAAAAGCATCCTCAAGCTTTTCCTCAATAGAAGCAAGGCTGTCAACCGCATTACGTTCGAACTCGCCAAGAGTTTCGGCAACCGAAGGCAGAATCTGAATCCCTTTAGTAAACTCAACCAGGGCATCACGGGCAGCAAGAGCATCTTCTTTAAACTTGCGGAAAGGCTCGCCATACTCTTTTTCCCACTGAGCCATAGCCTCATCGAAGCCGGCAGCAGTGCCGCGGAACATGCGTTGAACATCAGCAACACCGGCGACACCGCGCGATACCACATCATTGAATACGCGTTGCCAGTCAGCGCCCGATCCAAGAATTGCGGAAATTAAGCCTTCAGAAGCGCCCATTTGTTGAAGACGAAGCTTAGCCTGCTGTTTGGCAATCTCTTTAGACAGGTTGCTATAGAACTCGACTACCGCATCGGTAGCGCCGCCACCCGCCGCCGCCACCTCATCAAACGCATCAGCCGTGCCAGCAAGACCCTCGTTAAGCGCTTTAGAAGCATCAATACTTGCCATGAGCGAGTCAACGTCAAGCATGTCGTTGACGCTATCGCCAACGTCTTCGGCCTTCTTAGTGATGTTGAAAAGCTCAACACCAACGCTCGCCAGACCTAAAGCCCAACCGACAACAGGTATGGCAAAAATAGCAACTTTTAAACCTCTAATGGCCCAAGTCGCACCGTTGACAGTAATACCAAACGCCAATGCGGCCGCCTGCAAAGCGCCAAACACGGCAACACCAATACGCAAAGCATACAAACCGGTAGCCAAAACACCAAGAACAACAGCAAGACCTCGGATGAAATCAATGTTGTCAACGATTACCTTGGCAAGGTTCGCCATAAATACTGTAAGAACCGCAACGGACTTAATAAAATCTACAAGTGTACGGCTAATGCCCTCAGTGTTTTGAGAAAATGCCACAAGCAAAGGCACAATCTGTTGCATAGCCGCACCAAGGATCGGGCCAATAGTCTCAATAAGCGGAATCAAAGAGGCGGTAAGGTCCGCAACCGCCGGCAACATTGCCGCACCAAGAATCTGCTGCATGGTCGCAAACGAAGCGCGCAACGTATCCTGCGTTACCCGAAGATTACCCGCCTGACGCTCATAAGCGCCCATAGAGTCGCCAGCACGCTGATACAGCAACTCCAACCGAATCTGCTGGTCAACAAGACGCTCACCGGCACCCTTCAAACCATCAAGACCCCTAGCAGCTTTTTCCGAATCAATTTCGGACTGCTTCATGGCGACACCGAACTTTTCAATCGGGTCATACTCACCACGGAACAACGCGGTCATTGCAAGCAACGACTCTTGCACATCGTAACCGAACGTCAGCGAAAGGTCAGCAGCCAAACGGGTCAAACGTTGAGTCTGCTCGGCAACCTCGTCCATAGCAAAACCGGACTGCTTTAGCACCGAACCAATAAACGTAGAAGCCTTGGCCGCCTCAGCCATCGACAAACCAATACCATTAGTCGTCTTAGTAAACTCCACCATCTGAGGTGTAAGAGAACCAAACACAGACTGCAAACCATTCAAGTTCGTCTGAAGATCACGACCAGCCTCAATCGAATCACGCGCAAAGTTAGCAACAAGCTGACCGCCCTTGAACGCGGCAAAACCAACGGCAGCCTTGGCGGCAGTATCCGCGAGCCCAGTTAACTGACTTGCAAGGCGCTTAGTGTCCTTGATGGCTTCCTGTAAACCCTTACCCTTTGTACCCAGGACAACGGCTATAGATAACGGTCGTTCTTTAGCCATGTTTACGGACCCAACTCTCTGTTAGTCAACTCAACGTACTTACCAATGTTTTCAGCCAACTTCTCCCGAACCGAAGGCAAAGACTTCTCAACAGTCGGGTAGGCCTTACGGGAAGGGCCACCACCCCAACGGCCATTAAGCTTATTTATCATTATCTCACCCTGGCTAGTCACAGTATGGCGACGGAAACCAGGCTTACTATTCGGCCCATAAGTATTCGCAAACAACGGGTTCGTATACAAATACCAGTCAGTCTTTGTCCCGGCAGGCGTCATAAACTTTCCGCCACGGCCAGCCATATCCGCAATGATCGTAGCGGCAGACCGAATCACAAGTCGCAACATGGTCTGATTGCGCATCTGAGAAATAACTTTGTTGCCAGCCCGAACCTGTACCTGAACACGGCTAGACTGCCCACGGTTATTCCACGTCTTAGACACCGGTGAACCACGCTTACGCATACCCGACAACGGCGGGTTAGGCCCGGCTTTCAAACTGGCCGTCAAACGCGCCCTAGCCGGCTCAACAATCTCTTTCCACTCAGATCGCATCACACGGCTAAGATCAGGCTCAATCTTATTAAGACGGTTCACCAAGCGCGCCAAATCGCTGTAATTGATATCAATGCGATACTCCGACATACACCCGCCTAACGCCTATAACCATTCTACCCAAAAGAAAACCGCCCCCGAAGGGGCGGTTCCCTAGTGTCTAGGCAGGTTCCTTGCGACTAACCATCTCTGGATTGTCCAAAGCATCCTGTCATCGAGTTGTAGCAACTCTCTGGGACTAATACCCGTCTCAGCAGCTATACCAGCGATGTACCAGTGAGCAGAAGCCTCACCGAGGCCAACTATTTTGGGTCTTCTTCAGACTCCCCCACAGTTTCCACTGTTTCCAGCCATTTGTCGTATTCAGCTTTGGTACTGCCAGTGCGCTTCTCCGAGTGCCACGCCAAAAAGAGCAACCAGCCGATCCGAGTTTCCTCAGCCAGCTTCGTAACGCTAATGCCGTACTTGTCCTCAAAAGCAACAAGGTCAGCAGCGCCACAGGTAACTGTTTTTGCCGTGCCGTCCACGAACTGAATGTGTAGGTTGATTCTCATACCGTTAGCTTACAACAATTAAGCAGTTCCGTAGCCGACAGCGCCGGTGGTTGGGAACGTCACTGAGAACGTAGCCAAATCTCCGACTGCCCCGGCGACGGGGGTGAAGCTGTTGATAAGCGCGGTTGCGGAATATGCGGGCGTCTGAGCCGAAGCGGCTGTTCCGTTAGCAATAACCACAAACGTACCAATAGTGCCAACAAGGTCTTGGAAGAGGGCGGAGACCCCGCCAGCACCAAAGTCGCTGTGGAAATCAAGGGTCAACTGACCACTCTTCAAACCACCGACAACCTCGGTCCAACCAGCGGAACCAAAGTCTGTCGTCTCAACCTCGGCAGCGTTAAGCACAAGCTCAGCGCGGGCGCAAGCGTTAGAAACGTCATTTCCGTTCACACTAACCTTTTGGCTTGTAACTACATACTTTGCCAATTTATTTCTCCTTATACATAAACAACGACAGCAAATTCAGCCGCCATATATTCTTGATCATCCAGTTGCAGAGAGCCTATGTTGGTCACGCTACGAACTCGTAAATCCGCGACGAGATTGTTAAGCCTCCTATCCGATTCTACCGCAGACTTGATGCTGAACGTCCCGGTAGGTGCAACGAACTGGTTGAGCTTGCGTTGAGCCATACGCTCCGAAGCGCGTGACACAACAACAAAAATGTTGAATTCTAAAGTGGTCAAACCTTGCTGGAAAGCACCGTCGTAAGCGATTTGCTCCAAAGCCACAACGGCCACCGGGGGATTAACCACATCCGGCACGTTCTCTTCGGTGCGCAAACCCGCGATAGTCGCAAGGTTGACTGCTATGCGCTCCCTAATGGCCTGAATATCGACAGACATTACGCCATCCTGACGCGCTGATACGGCTCCAACAAAGTTGCAATGTCAGGGTCAATACGTGACAACCGCACAACGCCCATTCCCTCACCAAAGCCGGCCACGCCCATCGGGCTATCGCCCCGCTTGAAGTACCGTGCGGACTGCAAAATACATGCTTGCTCAATCGCGTCAGGGATAGCAGCCCAACCGAACGTTCCGACGATTTGTACGGTAGCTTCCTGCCCAGCGGTAGGGAACCAGTAATCGTTAACGGCGCGAACCAACGTGCGCGGACTAGGAATACCGCCAGCAATACCGTTCAACGGCTCCAACTGGTAATCGTTGGCTTTCCATGTCTGATCAAAAACACCGTCAACGTTAGTGGATGTCTTCAACGTGGTCAAAGTAACCAGGTCATCGATTTCTGTTACAAAATTGTCGTTAGGTGCATAAACGCGTGTTGCTGAAGTCTGATAGAAAACACGTTCACAAAAGTTGTCGATAGCGCGTGATGCCGCGTTGATACAAATGGTCAACCAGGCATCATCCACGGTGTCAGTGATTTTCAAAGAAAGCTTCAACGTGTTTAGATCGGTATAGCCGTTAATAATTGTCACAATAAACCTCCGTATCTAGTCTATCGCGGAGCGTCCCAGGCATTGAGTCGCCGTCGCTCTAAAAGCCAGCCACCGGGACCATAATCATTGTTAGCAACCTTCCTATCAAAATAGGCCTGATTGTTGCTATACGTTCTGTCGTTTTGCGAACGATAAACCGGGTTGCTGTTTATTGTTGACGAGTTATCGTGTCCGGTGTCTACGTCAAGCAACCGAACATTCACCCCAAAGTGTTCCGCACGGCGCTTGTATTCCGTGTCCTCAAAATATGCGGGAAAAAACCCCTCGTCAAACAAACCGAGCTTGCCGAGAGCCTCGTCACCGATAGAAAACGTTTGCCAAAAGGGAAAGTCCCTTGCAAGGCTTATCTCGTCTCTACGGGCCGTAGAAAGCGTTTCAAGGGCACCTGGCTTAAACCACATGTCATTGGAAGCAAAAAACCACAAACTGTCACCATAAAACGACTTTATGCCCAGATTCCACGAAGCAGCCACACCGAGATTGCTCGGCATATTCAAAACATGCAAATTGTGAATAAAATCGTTTGATAAAAGAGAAGTCAGCTCGCCACCATTATCAACAACCAGCAGATCGCGTACCGGGTAATCGATACTCGCAATCATCCTGTCCAACAAGTCGTACCGGTTCAACACCGGCACAATCAGGTTAGGCAGCATCAGGCTTCCTGAAGACAAAGATGTGTGACAGTTCTTCTGGTTGATCCTCAAGGTGAACAAGTTCTACCTTGTCGAACATTGCCAGAATGTCATCAACCGTGAAGTCATGCAAGTGATATTCGTTTATGTGTTTCGTTGGCCGGGTAGGAACCGAAACAACAATTACGGGGGCGGCAGCCATAAGCTCGTCAGCCAAGTGTTGTGGGTTTTCTAAATGCTCAAGAGTCTCAAAGCAGATAGCAACATCGCCCTTCCAGTTCAAACGGTGAGTGTTCAAGTCCACACCAAACAGCCAGTTGCCGTACCGAATGTATTGTTTGTCGGCCTCAATCTTGTCAACACCAAAATAGTCAACGTTCTTTTCAGCAAGAATCTTTGCGCCATAACCGACACCGCAGGCCACGTCAATAACTTTCTGATCGCGTTCAATCCAGTCCAACGCCGACAGGTACCGGTAAACGTGCCCAGCCTGCGCCTCAACCTGATCGGCCGCTATACGCTCAAACGTTTCGCTCATGCATCCACCACCTCAAATAAGGATTCTCATACTCGTGCGCAGGAAACACGCCAAAGTTGGGTTGCAACTTCCACACAAGATAAGGGAAGCTTATCTGATCCTGAATCGTCCACCTAACATTCTCGTCATACCAGCGCCGACCGAATTCTCGCGCCTTTTCACGGTTACGCCACACAATCGTCCCACAGGCCCACAAACCAGAACCCGCAAGCAAACCATCACTCAAATAGTGAGCCGCCTGGCCTTCCAAGTCCTGATCCCCATACTTGGCCATAGTGCGCGAGTACGCTGCTTCTGCAAAAGCGTCAGGTCGCATATGCCTGTCGGGGTGGTCCCACACCACAATATCCTTGCCCTCTATGGCCTTCTCGCAAAACTCTCGAAAACCGTCACCAACAATCTCAAACGCTGCATCAATCCACACAGCGAACTCGGCCTTCACGAAATCGAATGGCATCATCTTGGCGCGCTTCGCAGCCAACCGTGGCGACAGATTGCTAGGCACCACAACAATCTCCCAACCGTCAGCCGATAAGTCAGGGTTATCGGTTACACAGACAGCCCTGTCGAAGCCGTGGTTCTTCGGCAACGGCCTCAACGGGTCAAAGTTGCCGTACACAGATGTAAGGATTACGGTTGCCAAAAGTTCCCCCAAGTCGCCAAGCCGGGACGCATATCCTTCACCCGGGGCTGACGTAAACCAATCCACCCCTCAGCCTGGAACCGATTCTCAACCTTCAACGGTGGCAGTGTGCGCAAATAGTCTGACCGAGCCCACCAAAAGTTGCCGGCAAAAAAGAAATCATGCTCAGCATGTTCCCGCTCAACCGATTTCAACCAAAAAGGCCCAGCGGCATCATGGTCGCGCAAAGCCGTCACACACTCTTGCCAACGCGTCACAGTGTCATTCGTCATAGACACACGCCAATTAGTAGCCAGCGGGCTCTTAGACCAAGCACCCTTAGTGTGAGCGTAGAAGATTGCGTCGTCACTATCTTGTACGTATTTATGTACGGCTTCTAAGGTGACTTGCTCCCATCCCTCATCAGCCTCAGCAACAACAACACCCGGCAACTCAAACTTGACCTTCTTGCGGTTAGCGGGCGAACCCACAATGCCCAAAAACATGTCATCAAGGTTGTCAATCAACCCAGACATAACAAGCTCTTCTAAATGCTCAACAGCTGGCGTAAACCAATCCCCATCAGCATAAACATGATAAAAGTGGGCTAGCCTCATCCAAATTCTTTCCTAAGCAAAGGCATCCAGTCACGAGCCCAAACAGTCTCAACATCAAAGTCTTTAGCAAACGCAACCGCAATTTCAGACTTATCTTGACCGGTCTTGTAAGCGTCCTCCAAAGCTTCTACAATCGAAGGAACGGAAGGTGTCTGCCACCACGCGTGCTGACCGGCATCCCAAAACGGTGTGCCCTGAACAAGCCAACCATCCTCGGCAACCAAATCCTGCGAAGCAGCCCAGTTAGACGCAATTACCCTCGTTCCACACGCCTGAGCCTCAATCGTCGGCACACCGAAGCCCTCACCGAGGCTAGGAGCCAACAAAACATTCATACCCGTGTAATAAGACGCCAAGGTCTCGCGTGAAGAACCGTAACGATACTCCAACGGGTTCACAATAAGTACCGACTCTTGTGGCACGTTCAAAGAACTCAACAACTCCACAAGATTCCAGCCAATGCCACTACCGGTCGAATCGGTGTGCAAGTAAAGCACAGCATCCTCGTGGCGTTTCCTGAAGATGCTGAAGGCCATTAGGTTTTCACTGAATGCTTTACGGTGAACAAGGCCAGAAGCTTTATTCGCAGCCACCACGCCCACAACAAACTTATCCCGGGTCTTCCAATAGTCCCGAACATCCTGGCCGGTCGGTAAGGTCCAGCTCTCTTTCAACGTTTCTGTATCAATACCGTGCGGAATATAAACATTCTCAATACCCGCCTGGTCAAGTTGGCGCTTGCCATGCGGTGCCATAGTAATCGGCAACACGTTAGGCCGTTGAGCCCACTCTTTCACCCGCGACTGCAAAGTAATGTGATCTAGTGGAATCCAAGACCAAATCTGACGCATCTTCTCGTACATTGGCGACTCAAGAACCCAAGCGTCATACAAAGTAAAGAACAAGTCTTTCTTTCCAACCGAATTGGCCCACGTCATAAAGTCAAGCGGGGCACTGTCCTGCGAATACCCGTGAAAACTACGAGGAAAATGCTTCACGTCACCATACGGTGTTTTAATCGTGTCGATCTTGCCCTCAAGACCAAAGTTAGAAAGGTTAGCGACATCAAACCCGTGACGAACCATACGGTCAATCAGATACTTTACTTGCTGCCCATAACCTGTCGGTGCGTCATAAGAATTAGACCAAACACCGATAGCGCCCTTTAACTGTTCCCTGTGAGCAGGGTTTCCCTTTTTTCCCATGCACAGAATCCTAGCAAACAGAAGGGCCGGGGCAACCCACCACCCCGGCCCTTCAGCGTGTCGTCAAATACTAGGCAGCGTTTCCGATGAAGTGCTTGACGTGACCTGCGTGAGTCAGGTCGCCATCGACGCGCATCAAGAACCGGTAGAAAGTCTGGTCCTTGTTGAATGCGTAGTCGGTGCTTGACGCAACCTGAAGTCCGCCAGCCATACGAACCTTGTACGAAGGAAGGTGTCCGAAGATCACGCTCTTCGCAGAAAGAGCCGTAGCGGCCATTGCGGGGTTTTCGAAGATGGGGAAACCAGCAAACGAGTCTGGCTGTCCGACACCAACCTGGTAAAGGTACTGACCCGAATTGTCCTTGAGCTTCCGCATTGCACCAAGTGAAGAGGTGGTAGCCATGAAGCCCACACCCGGCAGACGACGCGCAGCGCCATCCAGCGAGTAAATAAGGTCAATCAGGTTGTCAGCGGTGAACGCGCCAGAAACAGCGGTTCCACCAGTGATACCAGAACCAGAAGCAGTGACAATACCGCGAGGCTTGTCGCTTCCATCTCCGGTGGTCAGAACGCCGTTGACGGTGAAGCCAATAGCGTTACCGGCCTGCTCAGCAAGGAGGCTTTCCAAATTAAATCCGGCATCCGCGATCAGTTCATTACTGACACCGATGAGGAAACTATATTTGTAAGCGCCCAGCGTGATGCTAGAGAAGGTGGGGTCGGACTCACTGATAGCCGAACCCTCAGTCGTCAGCGCAGCAGTGCTGTAGGCGGTCATAATCGGAACAGTGATGTTTTCACCCGAAGTGGTGTTGAAAATCTCGGAGGTGTCCAGCATGGGACCAACGAGACGTGCAACCTGGAACACCTGATCGTAGAACGAAACAGGTACGGTG